TGGCAAGTTTTATATTTAAATTCTTTACCTTTCCATGCACGTTTGATCTCCATTTCACAGTAATACACTCCATCAACAACTAAATCAGGCCCATACCTATCTGGATTATCGATAGCAGTTCTGTCTAATGATTTCCAGTAAGCTTTGCCTACCTCTCTAGCAAGTTTATCGTTCTGCTTGAACAATTCGTAGTCAAACTTTTTTCTTCTATCCATGACAGCTTATACACTCCTCACTATCTTTTAATGCTTCCCGTTTAACTTGTGTACCTACCTTCTCAGCTTGATTGCCAGAAGAGGTACGGAGATAATACAATCCTTTCAAGCCACTCTTCCATGCTCGAATATGAACAGAGTTGACATAACTCTTATCACTTCCTGCAGGAAAGAATAGATTAACAGATTGTCCCTGACATATATACTTTTGTCTATCGGCTGCATGTTCGATTACCCACTCCTGATTAAGTTCAAATGCAGTCTTGTAAATATCTTTTTCAAAATCTGTAAGATTCTCAAGATGCTGAACCGAACCCTCATGGTTAATAATACTTTTCCATGTAGCTTCATTATTCATATCATACTTATCTAATACTGTAGATAAGTATTTATTTTTAATTAAGTGTGATCCTGCCCTCGTCCTATGAACGTAAGCATTCGATTTAATAGGTTCGATACTAGCAGTGCAACCACAAATAATACTGCTATTGGCGTTAGGAGCAATAGCAAGAAGATGTGCATTACGAAGACCAGAACCAAAAAGATCACCTGGTGTGCCACGTTCTTTTGCAAGTAACTTTGTTTCCAATAAGGCTTCATCTTTTATATGCTTGAATATTCTATTGTTTAATGACTTAGCTATAGGACTTTCAAAAGGCGTGTTGTATTTCTGTAAGTACCCATGAAAACCCATAGCACCTAAACCTAAAGACCTCTCTCGTAATGCACTTATCTTAGCTTTAATTATTTCTTTCGGAGCATTGTCAATAAATGCTTGTAGTACATTATCCAGAAAACGAATCAAGTCCCTAACCATTGGAGTGGATCTCCACTCATCATACTTTTCTAAGTTGACTGAAGATAAACAACATACAGCAGTTCTATCTTTATTTGTAGGTAAATGAATCTCATTACACAAATTACTGCCATGTATCTTTAGACCTAATGCCTTGAGAGGTTCTGGTAAATCTCTATTAGCTGTATCAATAAAGTTTATGTAGGGAGAACCAGTTCTAAATCTAGCTTCTAAGATTCTTTCCCATAACTTTCTTGCTGAAATCTTATCTCGATATAGACCTGTATGAGGATCTGTTAGTTCGATCATCTCATCAGCTTCTAATCGATTCATAAACTTGTCGGTAACATTAACAGCATTGAATAGGTTGAAACACTTCCTATTAGCATCACCGCCAGTAGGCAACTTAAAATTAATAAACTCAATAATGTCAGGATGATCAATGTCCAAGTACGCAGCATAGCTTCCCTTTCTAGTTGTACCTTGTTTATATGCAGTCATCTGGCTGTCTACAACTTTGAGGAATGGGATTGGCCCTGGAGCTTTATCACTGACAGCCCTTACATCTGACCAGTGACCACCAACCCCACCACCCTTAACAGACAACCAAGAAACTTCTGTATTGTGTGAGATTAAATCTTCTAATGTATCTCCTACATAACTTAAAAAGCAACTAATCGGTAGTGCTTTAAAAGGTTCATCAGGTTTTGGTGCATTACTAAGAACAGGACTAGAAAACATAAACCATTGCTTACTAGCATATTCATATATCCTCTGAGCAAAATCATAGTCCCCATCACAGTATGCTAATGCTGCTCTAGCAAAAGACTCTTGTGGAGATACCTCAGACTTCAGCATGTAGTAATCTCTTAAGAGTTGTGTTGCCTGTTCACTTAATAATGCATCTCTAGTTACATCAATTTCTATTTTGTCATACTTCATTACCAGTTGACTCCCTTAGTTTCTTTTAACAATTTAATCATGGCTTTTAAATACCACTCAGCTTTTTCTGCATCCTGCAAAGGCTTATCTTTATTCCACATTCTCATAATGTATTTAAGTATATTACCTTGGCAATAGGATATAGCTTCATACTTTCCTAATGTGTCCACAATTACATCATAGGTTTCAAACTTACCTTTGTTGTAATGTTCAGGATTATTAACCATATCCTTTAGGAGTTTTTGTGCCATTATGCATTGCCCTCAGTTTTAGTCCATTGACTAAGTTGTATAACATTACTCTTTGTTGGATCTTTACTAAAGCCTTCATCTATATTCATCTTAGATAATTCTTCACCCACCTTGAAAGCAAACTCAGGGTCAGTATTCATAAGATTAAAACAAGCAACTAGTGCATACGTTACCTCTGAAAGATAATCAGCATCTTCTTTTTCAAGTTTTTCAGTAGGCATCATAACTGCATTGACATGGACAGTAGTATCCCATGTGCCATCTTTATTAAAATTAGGTCTAAGCACTACAGCAGTATCATCTTTTTGCATAGGTATGCCATCATCTTCTGGGTCAAATGTTTTTGTTTCCATTTCCATAATCAGTCCTTAAATTTAAGTTCTTGTTGTACTTCTCTCTTAACAATTTTGTTCATAACATTTCTAAACTTATCTCCATGAACTTTATTAGACCTGTTAGGATTCCTAATTGTATCTCGCACTACTGGATTTCTCTCTTTTAACATGTGCTTACCCTTTCTTTTCATTTGGAAACTCTATAAATTTTTCTTTGGCTAACTTGCTAATCTTAGTTATCTCGTTAATCCAATCGTCTGGTACTTCTTTTGTAGCATACTGAAACTCATATCTGTCACACCAATCTGCATATGTAGTTTTAGAAATCTTATTAATCTTTCTTCTACTATTTTCAAATACAAATCGTATATCTAAGTTTGGATGCTGTTTCTTAATTAATAAATGTTTTCTCCTATCAACTGGAGTAAACAACCCTTTGGATTCAATAAGAATCCCATTAGGCAGTATAAAGTCAGGTGTATATTTTCTGTATGCTAAGTCTTCCCACTCAATCTTTAACGGTTCATACTTAGCTTTTACACCTTGTTCTTTTAACTGCTCTTGTATCTTTCTTTCTAGTCCACTACGAACCCCCCTTCTTCTAGCTGCTGCATATGACTTACCATTGAACACTATTTAACTCCGTATAAGCTACCATCGGAGGAACTTCTGCCTTAGATACTACAGATGGTTTTTCTTTTAGATTAGGCCAACACTCATTCCTGTAGCTACACCAACTACACTCTCGACATAACTTACGATTACCTGTAGGTTTTTTACGATAGGTTTCTGGCTCATCACTATAGACTCTACGAAAATAGTTTTTATCTAACTCTTCTGCAAGTGTATTAGCTTTCTCTATATTGTGATCAACATTCAATCCCCATGCAGGTACATATTTAAAATCTCCATTAGCTTTGTTGATAACCCACCAACCACCAGGCTTTACTCCACATGCCTTTGCATATCCTGCTAGTTGTGCTACATAACCAAAGCTGTCATTCTCATACAAAGTGTTGTAGTCCTTGAACTTATTTTCGTAAGACCAAGGACTAGCAGTTTTAACATCATCTACCTTACCATCCATAATCAGGTCAGGTGTACCCTCAATTTTCTGGCTCTTTAAATTAAGAGTTACCTTTTCCCCATTCTGGTAATCAACACCACTTGCACTAAGTATGCCTTTGAATACAGACTCAAGTACATCCCCTATCATCATGTTAATTACAAAGTTTGATGTTGGGGGCAAAGCAGTCTGTGGTTTATTTTTATCAAACCATAACTGGCAGTATGGTCTACCTAAGTTTGACATACGCAATCGAAACTTATTATTGCTTTTATCAACAAACTGCTTTTTAAGTGAGTCTCTGATTTCATCAGTTACCCTGTCAATAATTTCTTCCGACATAATACTATCAGTGTGTTTAACTTCCGATAAGTATTTTCGGATTTTAAATTCAGCAGGGTGAGTAATCATTAA